ACTGCGGAGGGGTTGCTAGCCCCACCACCGAAGTAAGTTCAACGATGGCTTAACCAAGCCACGTCCAAACCCATATGTTTACGACAGTATGGGGATCTGTGTACCAACCTGGTTTGGCACAAGCATCCTGTATCGCTACAGGGTGTTCATACCTCATTAGGTAATCATCGTGAGATGATAAAGTATCACTGACTCGAGCCTTGGAAAGCTGTTTTCTAAACAGCTCCTCCCAATTAGGAGGTTGCCTCTCTTTCGATAGAGAGATACATCCAAGGATACGATATTCTTCTCGCTGTAAATTCTTGTTGAATCTACGCTTGAAGAAAACGTCGTTACTAGCACCTGGAGTACTGCGAACAACAGCTGGAAGCTGAAATTCGCTCCGGGGATACACGTATCCACCCTCTTCCTCAATGATTGAGATTAGGGAAGTAGAATCGGTGTAACCAAACTTGGAAACAAAACAGTTTGCCAAGTCAGCGTTAGTTGTGATAGAGGTACGCGACTTAGAAAGATCCTGACGGACTCGCACGGGAGTAACATCCACACCTAAGTGGTAGTCACCACCGCAAGATTCACGAAAAGGACCTTTCCAATAAGACTTGTCCCGGTTGACTAACAAACCAACCGATTCAAGTCCTCTCACTACTGGCTCGAATAAATCCGAGTCAATAATGATATCGTCGCCGTAGACGTATACGTTAGGATAGGATCTCTCCTTCCTTGATATACGTTGAATGGTTGCCACCGCGCATGCCCAAAAGACAAGCGCTTCAACTGGGAAACAACAAGAACTGCCCATAGGGGCAAACTTGTTAAGTTTCACTTCCTTACCATTTGGCAGTACCGTCACCTCAGAGCGACAAGCTTCGAGGGCCCTAAACCAATTAGGAGGGAAAACCTTCCTAATCAGCTCAAGGGAAACACGGTCAGATGCGTCCGACAAATCGATCGTAGCTAGTCGTAAATCACCTTTCGATGACACACGAGCTAGCTCCCGATTTATCGTCTGGTTAGTGAAATTCACAAAACCAGAAGTAAGGGGGTGGGTCTCGAGAGTCTCATAGAGCTTTCTCATGATCCCCTGCTGAATAAACATAAACTCAGCAGGTTCACATGAAATTACTCTTGGACCCCGAGAATCCTTGGGCACGAGGCAAACTCGTGCCTTCGGGACTGACTCAGGTGTACTATTCTCTAACCTTTCATATTCATCAGCAAGATGAGTAGGAGAGTAAAAGAAATAGTCAGAGTATGGATAAACATCATCCAACTTTGCGAAATAACGCAACGGTCGGTGGTGTTTATTCCAGTTAGGAGTTCGGCAAGCGGTTGCACCGCTGCCGTGAGAGGGAATAATATCCAGAGGATTCGAATTACAGAGAACCCTTCGGATGATATTCCCCATCTGTATAACGATATCGTCGCGTAAATCGTCGACGCTATCAAACACAGATAGCAGAGATTGGTCAATCTTTTCAAAATTAACCAAGAACTGCTCCTCCATCTCTTTACCATAGTCAACCTCCAGTTTATAGAAGACGAGCGTCAGCTGACGCACGCAATCTACGGCTATAGAGTCGCCGTTAATAGCGGCTTCGATCGCTTTGCCAAGAAAAACTGGGATCGTAGAGGGGCGAAGGCCATAAGCCAACGTCCCGCGATCTTCAATCTTGAACAAATCTTCCCTAACTTTAAAATTGTCAGGGGGAATCCATTCCGATGTGGAATGGAAGCGATCTAGTGCTTTCCCAATTCGGGGAAGCACAACCGTTAGAAACGTCAAGCCCTCATGTTCAAGTCGGCGTGTAAAATGGAGAATATCTCCCTTTTCCACGTATGGCTTGTAGCGTTGGTTAGTCGCTAGGTTCACCCATAACAGGTGAAGGCTTTTCAGGTTACCTATTAACATAGGACAGCCTCCGAGAAGCATCCCTAGATTCTACCAAGATACATTCACTCATGCAGTACCGAACAGTACTATTTTGAGCCGCTATTTCTCACAACGTTCCGAGCCTTTTGCTTCTTCTTATTGGCCTTTCGGGCCTTTAAGAAAGACAGGAAACTGGTGGCAATTTGAGCCACAGCATTAAGGGTATCAGACTTCATTGTTGAGAATTGCCGTCACGTTTGCATTTGATCCGCCTTCGATGAGAAAATCGACAAGTCGATTAACCTCTTCTATGCAGATCGCAGCCGTGATAGCAGTGTTCGATGGCCGAACAATTACCACGTAAGTGGAAATTGTGGCAGGTACCCCGTACGCATCGACCTCAGTTCGATCGAGACGGACAAGGTGCCTCTGCTCTAGACTCTTTCCGACCTCATGAGAGACCGTAAGTTTCTTTTCGCTGGGCAAAGTAAGACCAGCGACAGAAAACTCGGATCTGCCAATATCCGCCGCACGCAACGCGTAAACAACCGTGTTGGTGTCAACGTCAGTGGCAGTATCCTTTGAAAGAGTCTGTGAAGTAGCTAGGGACATAGTGATGCTCCTCCCTCAAAAGAGGGGAATGTGAGTGAAGTCAGTAAAATACCGCTACGCGGTCTAACCTCAATCTCAGGTGATGATACGGAAACTAGAAACTGTCAAACACTTGGCTTTTGGCCTCGTATGACTATGAACCGGCCTCCTTTTCTCTAGAGGCAAGTCATGGGAGTAAATAATCTCCCAGTTTTCATGTTGAAGTATCGTCGCACCTTCACTTAATTGCGAAGATGCTGTGCTTCATTTCTTCAGCACAGTAGCCAAACTCACACCGAGTAAGGCTTGATTAAAGGTCGGAAATTTCCAACCAAGACCTGCAAGACTTGCATAGTCCGGGTAGATAGGCACTCTATGAAAGAAAGTTCTTTCATAGACTGCATTATCCGACTTGGGACGCGGGACATAGGTGCCATCATTGGCACGTAACCAGCTCCACTCGATATGCAAAGTTTCCTTGTATTGGAGAAATCCATCAACAAGGACGATCGG